CGGTGTGTCAAACAAAAAAGAACGGGGCCACCCCGAAAGGTAACCCCGCTCCCCTGTCAACCACAACAGAAAGGCACTCTACGGCGCATATAGAAAGGAGAAAAACTATGCGACTTCGTAGAGTGTCCCTAGTTTTACCACGTCTTGTGCGTGAGTGTCAAGCCATTTTTTTGCGTTGCGTTGATTATTTGTCACATGCACAGTAATCCATCTTGTCAGGTCCACAGCTTCACCATCCTTGACAAGTTCTTTGTTTGTCTCGTTCAGTCTTGTCAGGCTAGCTGGCGTTACTACTTGCCAACTATTATCGTAGGTGCGTTCGATTATTTCTGCTTTTAATTCACGCTTCTTCATTTTCTTCTTGCTCCAATACGTGGATGTAAATATCAATAGCTTCACGAATCAAATCAGCCACGCTAACTTGTTCTAGCTCAGTTCTTTGTCTGTCGTGTGCAGTCTTGTACAGCTTGTCGTACTGCTCAACTGTCATCAGAAGATTGTATGTCTTCGTCTCTTCTTGTATCTTGTTCGGTCTGGGCATTTTGTTCCTCGTGTAATTCAGCTACCCAATCGTAGGTTTCATCTCGTAACACACGTCTTTTATCTTTGACAACCCGTGTTCGATATTTGTCAGATTGTACGTCTCTTACTATAGGGTTCTTTTTATTCATGGTATTATTCCTTATAGGGTTAGCCTAACAGGGTATCCTTGTAATAGCATGTCAAGAATATCCCGTCAACAAAAAAAATAACATTGACACACGTTTTAGTTTGTCGTAGGGGTATGTCATGGCAAACTGGATTACAGATTATGTGATGGACTTACCCTTGCAACCGAATGGTCGGATGCGTATGGATTGTCCTGTGTGCGGAAAGAAGAACACGTTTAGTGTGGGCGAACATGAAGGGCAACGTCTCTATCATTGTTTCCACGCTGACTGCACTGCTTCTGGTCGCACTGACTTTCGTTTAAGTAAGGATGTAACTACACATCCTATGCTATTGAAAGCAAAAAGAAAACTACACAACAAAACTGAGGACGTGGGTGCTGCATTTGAAATGCCCAGCACGTTCGTTCCGATATCTCGTAGTCAAGAAGCGGTTGCCTACCTCAAGCGAGTTAATGCGTACAGTGCTTATCTTGATGGTCGCGTCGATTTACGATTCGACTTTCAGCGTAACCGTGTTGTCTACATGGTCACGGATGGTAAGCGTGTTGTTGATGCCGCAGGTAGAACTTTAACGGGTGAGAAGCCCAAGTGGTGGAGATATGGAAAGTCAGGTCGTCCTTTCGTTTGCGGCACAGGACGTGTCGCTGTTCTTCTCGAAGATTGCGCTAGTGCTTGCTGTGTATCTGATGTTTTTTCGGGGGTAGCCTTGTTGGGAACTAACCTTCTTGACACACACATCCCGATACTGCAGAAATACGACAAGGTGCTTGTGGCTCTCGATAAGGATGCTACAAAAAAGGCCCTTGATATTGTAAGAAAGTTACAAGGCGTTGTACCTACAAACATACTGATTTTGAATCAAGATATAAAGGACATGGAACATGATACCAGAGAGCGATTATTCGCAAAATACACTTGAACATAAAGTGTTGGGCTTCTTGCTCGACAATGAGTTCTACAACAAAGTAAAGAACATTGTGTCGAAAGACATGTTCACGGGACGAGATGCTACTATCTTTGACGTGATTACGTACGGACACAAAGAATATGGTGCGACCATGCACCCTCGGCAGGTGGCGGCATTAGTCAGTGACCGCAATCCTGCCATGCCATCTAGCGCAATAGGCGAGATATACAAGATACTAGACAACCTATCAGAGAAAGTATCCTCTGACATGGCCCTCGAACTCGATGTAGTCAAGAACTTCTGGGTTCGGGACAGAGCCAGACAGATTGGGGAGAAGGCGATTGCCATCTTCACGGGTGAGTCTGAGCATTTTGGTGAATTAAAAACTTTGATTGACATGGTTGAAGATGGGCGGATGTCTGACAAGACAACGTATAGTGAGATGGATAAAGGATTTACACAGCTTGTAGAAGAAGAGACAGGTGACCCTGACTTCCCATTCGGTTGGGATTTGTTGCGTGAGCATTTGACAGGCATGGATAGAGGCAACCTTGGTATCCTGTTTGCAAGGCCAGAGGTAGGCAAGACAACGTTCTGTGCCTTTCTTGCCGCGAACTACATACGCAGTAAGCACAAGGTTGTTTACTGGGCCAACGAAGAGCCAGCCGAAAAGATTAAGCTGCGAATTATCCAGTCGTATTTTGAACGTACACGACAACAAATGGTCGAGGAGCGACATACCCTAGAGCAACGCTACATAGAAGAGGTGGAGCCGTACCTTGTTGTTATGGATTCTGTGGGAACATCAATGGATGAACTGAACGAGTATGCCCAGCTAAACGAACCAGACGTTATGTTTTGTGACCAGCTAGATAAGTTCAGAGTTGCAGGTGACTTTAACCGTGGTGACGAACGCCTGAAAGAAACGTACGTTCTTGCTCGTGAGATTGCCAAGCGCAACAAACTTCTGATATGGTCAGTGTCTCAGGCTAGCTTTGATGCACATGACCGTCAGTTCATTGACTATTCAATGCTGGATGGTTCACGTACGGGCAAGGCTGGTGAGGCTGATGTCATCATTGGTATTGGTAAGACTGGCACATCAGAAGAAGAGAACACAGCACGACACATCTGCATCTCAAAGAATAAACTGAATGGGTGGCATGGTATGTTCACCAGCCACATAGATGTACACACGGGGGTTTATTACTGATGAAAGTCTTGACGTTTGACGTAGAAACTACACACAAAGAAAAAGCTAACGGCTCGTCTACACCTCTGCCGTACTTCGGCAATACGTTGGTGTCGTTAGGTTTCAAGTGGCTAGGTATGGACAAGGTGAAATACATATGCTTTGACCACAGCACAGAGCCACCTAGCAATGACGGCTTCAACATCTTTCAGGATGCCTTGAACCTTGCTGATGTAGTAATCGGACATAACATTAAGTTTGACCTGTCTTGGATACGCGAGTGCAACTTCAAGTACGACGGCAACGTGTACGACACCATGGTTGCTGAGTACGTTCTTGCCAAAGCTAGACGATGGCCTTTAGGATTATCGGCAGTTGCGGAGAAGTATGGTGGTGTTCAAAAGGAGAAAGACCTTATCACTCCTTACTTTAAAGAGGGCAAGACATTCTTTGACATACCATGGGATACTATTGTAGAGTATGGTATCGCTGACGTAATCGCTACAGAAGACGTTGCTGTAGCCCAACTCAAAGCCTTTGGCACAACATTTGAGGAAATGTATAATGACACTACTACCAACCTTACGTCTGTCGTTTGAGATGACAAACGTTCTTGCTCACATAGAGCAGAACGGCATCAAGATAAACAGACAAACGTTATCTAAGATTAGAGAAGAATACGAACAAGAACTATTCACCCTTGAGCGCAGACTAAACGAACTAGCCGCGAACGCGATGGGTGACACCCCAGTAAACCTCGACAGTCCAGACGACAGGTCAATGGTCATGTACTCCTGTAAGGTACAAGACAAAAAGCATTGGGCTGTGACGTTTAACTTAGGGCATGAGATGCGTGGCGCAACCAAGAAACCAAAGCTGCGTAAGCGTATGTCTCGCGCTGAGTTTAAGGGACACGTACTGCGTAACACAGATGTAGTCTACAAAACTATAGGCTCACAATGTGGTGCTTGTAATGGTAAAGGACGGTTTAACCCTTTACGTAAAGACGGCACCGTTGGCAAGGCCGTACGTATTTGCAAACCCTGTGAAGGCAGGGGTGTTGCTTATGAGAAGACAGGCGAAGTTGCAGGATTCAAGATGATACCGCGTGACGCATTTGACGTTGCATCTGGTGGGTTTAAGACGGACAAAGAAACATTAGAAGACATGTCCCTTTCACTGAGAGGTGAGGCCCGTGAGTTTGCTCAGTCGTACATCCGATACTCTGCCCTGCGAACATATCTGCGTTCCTTTGTTGAGGGGATGGAGAACAACATGGATGAGAAAGACTTCATCCACACCGAGTTCATGCAGTGTGTCACGGCAACAGGCAGACTATCTAGCCGCAACCCTAACTTCCAGAACATGCCGCGTGGTTCTACCTTTGCTATTCGTCGTGCTGTAGAAAGCAGGTTCGAGGGCGGTAGTATCCTAGAGGGTGACTACGCCCAGCTAGAATTTAGGGTGGCAGGCTTCCTTGCAAAGGACAATGCCGTAACGCTGGACGTAGAACAAGGCACAGACGTGCATAGCTACACCGCCAGTGTGATTGGCTGTACAAGACAAGAAGCTAAAGCACACACCTTTAAACCGCTGTATGGCGGCGTTAGTGGTACAGAGGACCAGCAACGTTACTACCGTGCCTTTAAGGAGAAGTATAGTGGCGTGACAGGCTGGCACAAAGATTTGCAAAAAGATGCAGTGACAAAGAAAGAGATTACCCTGCCGTCAGGTAGGCAGTATGCTTTCCCCGATGCTAAGTGGACTGAGTGGGGTACAGCCACAAACCGCACAGCAATCTGTAATTACCCTGTGCAAGGCTTTGCTACTGCCGACTTGTTGCCAATGGCACTGGTTAAACTATACAATGATATGCAGGGTATGAAGTCTGTAATCTGCAACACAGTACATGATTCTATTGTCATAGACGTGTTTCCCGGAGAAGAAGAAGCCTGTATTCAGGTAATGGCGAAGGCCATGCTATGTCTTCCAGAAGAAACAAAAAGACGCTATGCCATTGAATATACTATGCCTGTTGGTATAGAATTAAAAATGGGAAAAAACTGGCTTGACTTAGAGGCAGTCTTTGAGGTATAATCCCTTTACGTTCAACTTTAACCCAGTGGAGATATACATGGGAACAGAACTAGAAACAGTAAGTAATGAATTTTCAATCGACATCGCAGACGATACTGCATCATTGTTGGCGGCACTTGGTCAGGATGACACATCCCAAGCAAAGGCTCCATCACTGTCAAGTCTTCGTATCAACTACGATGCAGACACTGATGATGGTGAAACACTGAAGCGTGGTACGTGGAAAATCTACGACGGCTCAAGCATGGTGTACGCTGATGAGGTTTTCATCAACCCAATGCTGCGAACGTACGAATGGTCTATCTACGACCAAGAAGAGGGTGCGTTTACTTGTCGCTCTGTTCAGCGTAAGAAAATTCAGGATGCTTTCCCTGATAACTCAGGCGGCATGAAGTGTGGTAGACTCTCCAAGAAAGAGGAAGAAGAACTCGCACAGGATGACCCGCGCCTGTTGTTGTCGAAGTCAGTGTCTTGCAACGTAATCTTGTACGGCTCTGTTGACATCCCTAACGGGAAGTACGCAGACGGTTCAGATGCAGTGATTGAGAACATGCCGTTTGTAGGTTACTTTAAACGGTCAGGGTTTCGGCCTATCAACGACTTCATCCAGCAGAAGCTAGGCAACAGGATTCCATTACCTACTTCTTACATCAAGCTAGGCACAAAGCGCATGGCAAATGGTGGGGTAACCTACTGGATTCCACAGCCTGAATTGGTGAAGGAAGTGTCATTTACTGCTGAACGCAAAGAGATGATGCAAAAGTTCATGGATACGGTAGCCGCATCTAACACTAAAATCCTTGGTGAATACAAGGACGCTTCAAAGCAAAACCTAACTGACGAAGACGCAGACTTGTCTAAGCGGTTCGGGTAATGATTGCTCTTGTAGAAATACAGGAGTTCCTAAAGAAAGTCGGGCGGGGAGAAGTTGACGCTTCCCGCCTCGACGACTTGATTAAACAGTTTGGTAAGGATTGCGAGGACTCCCTGCGTAAGCAGTTGTCCAACCGTGGTGACTATCGGATTCGTATGTCAGGTGTAGGAAGACCCCTGTGCCAGCAGAAGCTAGAGAAGCAAGGATACAAGCAGGAGCTAGCATACAATGACGTTATGCGCTTTTTGTTAGGTGACCTTGTGGAAGCAGCCGCTGTCTTCATCATGAAGTCTGCTGGTGTCAACGTAGTAGATACCCAACGTTCCTGCGAACTGGAACTTGGTGGTCAGAAAATCAAAGGCACACTCGACCTTGTTATGAATGACGGCGAGGATAAGGTGTGGGATGTTAAGTCCACTAGCCCTTGGTCATACGACAACAAGTTCTCAGGACGTGGCGGCTATGACGTTATCAAAGAGGATGACCCCTTTGGGTACATTATGCAGGGCTACCTGTACAGTGAATCACAAGGTATGCCGTTTGGTGGATGGATTGCCATTAACAAGTCATCTGGTGAGTGGGACTTTGTTGAAGCACCTGCAGACCAAACAGAAGACCGTGACGCATACATTGCTGACGCTCACAGCCGCGTGGAGAGCCTAACCAACGACGAGAAGTTCAAGATACCCTTCGAACCCGTTGATGAAGCCTACACGGTCAAAGGAGAAAGAATTTATACAGGCAATAAGCTGATGCCTAAGACGTGTACCTTCTGTTCCTTTAAAGAGAAATGCTGGAAGAAAGCAGAGTATCACGACAAGGTTACATCTAAGGCAAAGTTCCCGCCCAAAGCGTGGTACACAAAAATAGAGAAGCGTGAACTGTAATGCCTGTATTGTACGTAGAAACATACCCACTAAAACTAATGCAACTTAATCCGCACTTGTACTGTGTGTATGTTGAGACGCACGAGAAGAGAGGCGGAGACCCTGCCACGGTACAGACCCGTGGATTACAGACATCTCTGCCTCTCACCCTTCGTAACAACTATGACCCTAGTGGCTATCTTGTAAGTGATACAGAGACTAGGGACATACACGTTATCGAAAATGAATCACAAAAAATTATGCAAGTATTAAGGATGGGTGCAACTGTATGTCTGCCGACGCTAGCAATAAACGACGAACTAAACTACCTAGAAAAGCATACACCAAAAGTAGAACAGTATCTCTTAAAAAGGCTACAGATAGTAAAGGCAGGGTTTCCCCTGCAAGACTTATGAGAGGTACCAAGTACCGTTCTATGTTCGAGATAAACATAGCCAAGTCCCTCGCAGAGAAGGGTGTTTCATTTGAGTACGAAACACAGAAGCTGACATATATACCCAAGCCGCGAACGTATACTCCAGACTTTTACTTAATAGAAACAAACATTTACGTGGAAGCCAAGGGTCACCTAGATAGGGCTGACAGGGCTAAGATGTCGCTTATCAAGAAGCAGTATCCTGAACTAGACATACGCTTTGTATTTATGAACGCAAACAATAAAATTTACAAGGGCAGTAAAACTACCTATGCTATGTGGGCTAACAAGCACGGATTTGAATGGGCAGAAAAAAACATACCAGAGGAGTGGTTGAAGAATGAAGGATGATGACATCGAAGTACAAATGGAGAAAGCAAGTCTCCTGAAAGAAAAGTATTACCTCATACTTAGCAACTCTGACAACGACAGCTTTGGTATGACAGCGTATGATACGACGAGCGGAGACACTGTAAATACAGAAGAGATACCCGCTGGTATGGTCATACTAAATGGCATGATTGAACTGCTTGAGAATGACTTTGAAAATGTGTGGGATGCTGGTATGGCACGTCTCAGCTTTATATCTATAGCCCAGTCTTTTTCTGCAGAGTTTGATGATGAAGAATCCAAGAGCATTACCGATAAGGTTCTTGCCCGTGAAGATAACATAGTAAAAGTAGATTTTGGAGATACGCAATGAAGGACCAGTGGAGCATCAACTATTATCAAAAAGAAGCGGTTAAGACTGCTATCTATCCCGATAGACATAAGATGGTATACCCAGCGTTGGGCCTTGCTGGTGAAGCTGGGGAAATTGCAAATAAGGTAAAAAAATTTATTCGTGATGGTTACGATGTGGAGCAGTTCGAACAAAAGAAGATGGAGCTTGCCGCTGAGATTGGTGATGTGCTATGGTATTGTGCGGCACTGTCTCGTGACTTAGGTTTTGATTTGCAGCATGTCGCTCAGTATAACATCAACAAGCTACATGACCGCGCCAGACGTGGTAAGATTAGCGGTGACGGGGACGAGAGATGATGGACCAGATACGACACGAAGAATACATGAAGCAACAGTTTGATTTACTAGAAAAGCGCAACGGAGCCGCTCATGCCGATATGGTCAACAAACCACCCCACTACAATCAGGCAGGTATCGAGTGCATTGAAGCAATCAAGGCGGCGACAGGTACAGGCTACGAGTCCTATCTCCAAGGAAACATTATCAAGTACATATGGAGATACGAATACAAAAACGGAGTTGAAGACCTCAAAAAAGCCCACTGGTACCTTGAAAGATTAATAAAGGAAATGTCGTAATGAATTGCTGGCATTGCAAAACAGAACTAATATGGGGTGGCGACCACGACATAGACCACGAAGACGAATCGTATTCTATGATAACTAATTTGTCCTGTCCAAACTGCGGCAGTGATGTAAACGTTTACCTTCCAAAAGAATGGGAAGGCAATGATTAAATATACCTGCAAACATTGTAAGAATACTCAGTATATATCAGAGTTGCTTATGAAACTATTTAGTGGCATGTCTTGCTATGTATGCACCAACCCGATAACAAGAAAAGATGTAGAGGAACAAGATGAGTAACCTATTACCTACTGCCTATCAGCAGTTCATTCACAAGTCCAGATATGCCCGTTGGATAGAAGAAGACCAGCGCAGAGAGAACTGGGACGAGACCGTATCACGGTACGTCAACTTCATGAAAAACCACATTTCTAATAAACTGAGCTACAAACTACGTGATTCTGACGTAGCTGAGATAGAACAGAGCATACTAAACCAAGATGTCATGCCCTCTATGAGAGCTATGATGACCGCAGGAGAGGCCCTTGAGCGAGATAACGTGGCTGGATTTAATTGTAGTTACATCCCTGTTGATAGCCCCCGTAGTTTTGATGAGTGTATGTTTATACTTATGTGCGGAACAGGAGTCGGATTCTCAGTAGAGCGTGAGAACGTAGACAAGATGCCTACTGTGTCTGACAACTTTCATCAGACGGATACCGTCATCAAGGTGGGTGACAGCAAGCCCGGATGGGCCAAGGCTTACCGCGAACTTGTTGCGCTACTGTACGCAGGGCAGATTCCACAGATTGATATGTCTGCTGTACGTGCGGCAGGAGAACGCTTGAAGGTCATGGGTGGCAGAGCGTCTGGTCCACAGCCGTTGGCTGAACTGTTCTCATTCACTGTGGAGACATTCAAGAAAGCGGCGGGACGTAAGCTGTTTCCAATTGAGTGTCACGACCTTATGTGTAAGGTAGGTGAGATTGTAGTTGTTGGTGGTGTACGTCGCAGTGCTTTAATCTCTTTGTCTAACTTAAATGATGACCAGATGGCACATGCCAAGTCAGGCCAATGGTGGGAGAACGAAGGGCAACGTGCGCTGGCTAACAACTCTGTAGCCTACAAAGGTAAGCCTGAGATGGGTACCTTCATGCGTGAATGGCTTGCCCTATACGACAGCAAGTCCGGTGAGCGTGGTGTCTTCAACCGTGATGCGGCAGACAAGCAGGTTGCTCGGAACGGCAGACGTGAGACAGGACACATGTGGGGTACCAACCCATGTTCTGAGATTATTCTTCGTCCGTACCAGTTTTGCAACTTGTCAGAGGTCATGGTTCGTGAATCAGACGACCTTGAGAGTTTGAAGCGTAAGGTACGTGTTGCAACAATCATCGGAACTTTGCAGTCTACCCTAACGAACTTCAAATACTTGAGGAAGATATGGAAAGACAACACAGAAGAAGAACGCTTGTTGGGCGTGTCCTTGACTGGTATCATGGACCATCACGTACTCTCAAAGAACGTAGACAGCAAGCGTTGGCTAGAAGAGATGCGGCAGGTAGCCGTGGACACAAACGCAGAGTTTGCGAACATGCTTGGAATCCAGCAGTCAGTTGCAATCACTTGTGTAAAGCCGTCGGGTACTGTGTCACAGCTAACCGACACCGCTAGTGGCATTCATGCTCGTCACAATGACCACTACATCCGCACAGTACGTGGAGACAACAAAGACCCGTTGACGCAATTCCTTATCGAACAAGGAATACACAACGAGCCTGACGTGATGAAGCCGGACAGCACAACTGTCTTCAGCTTCGCTATGAAGTCCCCACAAGGTGCTGTCACTCGTACGCAGATGACTGCTATCGAACAGCTAGAATTGTGGAAGACGTATGCTATACATTGGTGTGAACACAAGCCATCTGTAACTATCTCTGTTAAAGAGGACGAGTGGATGGAAGTTGGTGCGTGGGTGTACGAGAACTTTGACGTTGCCTCTGGCGTGTCGTTTCTTCCGCATAGTGACCACACGTATCAGCAAGCTCCTTATCAGGACATCAATGCTGATGAGTACAACGAGTGGAAGCTACACTACGGTGAAGTGAACATTGATTGGGACAAGCTGACTGAGTTCGAAAAAGAAGACAACACCACAGGTTCCCGCGAACTGGCTTGTACGGCTGGCGTGTGTGAAGTTGTAGACTTGACAGCAGCATGACGGGTGGTGTAGACTGGCCTAACTGGTGGCAGTGGTGGCTTTTAGGGGCTATCACTGTCAACACCCTAATCAACGTGACCGTATTCTTTGTAGGTCGTAAATTCAAAAGAGGTAAGTAATGAGCTTAGAACCCAGTGTATTCAACCGTAAAAAGTTCGACCTCGACCTACAATACGGCAAGGTGCGTGAGAAGCGTGTTGCTGACATGCTACAAGACAAGAAGATTGAAGTTAAGTCTGAGCGTGGTATGTGGATGAAGACAGGCAACATCGCCATAGAATACGAATGCAGAGGTAAGAAGTCAGGCATTGCTGCTACGGAAGCAGACTACTGGTTTCACAACCTGTGCATCGGTGACGACACCTTTGCAACCCTTGTGTTTGACGTGCCATCTCTCAAGCGCATCATCAACAACCTAGACGAAAAACGCACCGTATCCGGCGGGGACAACGGTGCGGCTCGTATGTATTTAGTCAACCTTCAGAAGCTATTTTCAACTGACGTTATAAAGGCTTACAAAGATGGCGAAGAAGGCTAAAGCAGAACTATTTACCCTGACGTGTGTTATGAACACAGAGGGTCACGTAGAACTAGACTACCAAGCTGTGGACCCTGACGAGTTCGTCAAGACTATGGAGCAAGGTTTCCCTGAGTACGAGGGAACGTTCAAGGTCGCCAGCTTGGTTCGCTATCTACGAGAGATGGGCGACGACGTACTGAACAATTCGAACAGGTACGTCTAGTATTTCTTCATCTTTCCACCGTAGGACATGTAGCCCATCTTGTTACGCACAGGCTTTGGCAACTTCTTTAGGCCCTGATTGTTAGGCTCCTTTAGCTTACCGCCACCTGCCATCTTCGGCATACCCATAGCAGGTTCCATACCTTTTTGTTGGCGTGGCTCCATAGGATTCATGGATGCCGTAGATGACATCATTCCACCCATCTGCATTGGTTTGCGAACCATAGACCCGTAGGCGTATGCTTTGCGGGTATTTTTATTGTTCATTTTCATCAGACTCTACTCCAAGGGTTGTATCTAGCCAGTCTACTGTTGCAAGTTCTTGGCCTTTTCTAACAGCGTCGCTGGCTGCGAAGCTAATCAGCAGTGTTTCAAAAGTTTTCATTTCTCCCGGACGAACTAGCTCTGGGAAGTACATCATCTTCTCCATAATCTTTGCAGCTTCTTTACTCTGCAATGCAAGAAGAAACGCATCAGCATTATTCTTTTTCATGATACGTACAGCAAGTTCAGACGCAACATACGTCGGACTAACCATGCCGCGAGATATGTTGTAAGCACGACTAAGAACCTCGTTTGCGTTCATGCCTTTAGCAGAAGCGTCAGCCGCTATGTTCATAGCCTGTTTTCCTGCTATGTAAAGAGATATGTTTTCTAGATGCTTGACCTGCTCACTGTCGATACCTATTTTAGCAAGGTTTTTTATCGTAGTTTCGTCTTGAAGTTCTGCTGCAAGACCTAGAGTGTTAGTCATCTCTTCAACAAGTTTAGTATCCGCACCTTCTGATATCAATTCGTTGTACTCACTTGTGCGCCGTATCCTAGTAGCTTTCATACCACCTATTTCTTTAAGCGCACCATAAGCCATCTTGTAGGCTGCTTCATCGAACAGAGCCTCTAGGTCAACGTCTTTTAAAGTAGGGTCTTTTCTCAAGCGGGTTACAAAGATTTCTTTTATAGTCTCTATGCTCTCCGTTCCGTTTATGTACTGACTATAAAAGTCTGCGTTAGAGGTTATGCCCGTCAAAGACTTTATCTGTTCGAGAGCAGATATTTCCAACTTCTGAGCAATGATAGCCTCGCCTTTAACCCTTTTCATGGTCGTGGTGATTTCTTTTCGTGCGTCTAAACCTTTTTGATGGTACCTACCGCCTTTGGCTACAACTTTCTCTATGCGTTGTTCTTCTGCGATAAGTTCAGTCAGACTGACCAGCGGTCTTGTAATGTCTTTTCCGTCTTGACGGACGTTGACCTGCATAGCCCCTTCGGTTATGTCGTCGTAGTTATCCATCACACTTGTACTAAAAGC